TTGCATGCTGTGCCGAGCGTATATATGTACTCGGTGTACCCGCTCTGCACCGATGTGGATTCCGTGAACCCGGAACACTGCATTGGAATGCTGATCTGCGGGGCGGTATTGTCTGCCGTCGGCCTGCCGAAATACTCGAGTGTGACTTTCGTACCGACACGCCCGATAACCTCTTTATCCTTACCGTAATTCCCATTCGCCAGATCAACCGGGGTGAGTTCCGGAGCTTCGATATCGACCGTGGAATTTTCACGGTTCGGGTAGATCATGTCCAGGGTGTTGTACACCGTCCCCTTGGTTGACTGTACCGCCGCGTATAACCGTTCAAGTGCCTTCAACGCTGTAGACATTTTATTCTCCTTACGTTACGATTGTTTCAGGTTCATTTCTTCGCTGATAATACCGTATCTTAAACCGCACCTCGATGCGTGCCGATTGTGTAACATCGTTTTGACTGGTCGGGGTCGCTCCGTCATACGTGACCCACTGAGCGCCGGCAAGGTTGAGATTGTCCTGGCCGAATCCTTTTTTCAGATCCTCGATAACCTCAGATACTACCGAGTTGTATTGATACCGAGTTTTCCCCATCGCGTCCGGATAGGTCTGGCGTGCAAAGACGTTGACCTTCACGCTGATGGTGTTTTCATACACGCTCATCGTCGGGTATTGCGCCCTATAAATTTCTTCGTTCTCCGGTGTTTCTTCGACCACCTCCAGATACGCGCACCGCTGCCCGTTCTGCAGGAGGGTGTTTATCACGGTCGGATCTGGCGATTCGGCAAGCGACCAATCCGCACGATACCCGAACGCGGTGGACATTCCTACTATGACAATTTCCATTTTTTCAATAAAATCAGAGATCAGCCCAGCCATATCACACCCCCGGATACGTGATCTCGTGCCATTGTCGCCTGTCCGGTGAGGACTTTATATGTGATCTGCTGCCTGAGTTGCTCGCAGCGGGAATTAAACATCCGCGCCTTTTGATAATATTTATCCAATTCGATCCCACCTTCGGGCATCGCGTTCCCGACGTGATCCTCAGCGACACGGGCGCAGAAATACGAAACCAGATATTCGCGGACGGCGTTGTCCATATCTATGCCGATTTTAACACTGGCAATGGGGCAGTCTTTGGATTCGGCAAGGTCAACCATCGCGCCATTAGTGAGGCTGTGGTATACATCGGTTGACATCCCGGAGGTCATCAGCGCGGTGATTACCGTATCCCGAATGTCTCCGTCTGTGATATAATCCGACATCAGAACCCCGCTTTTTTAATTGCCGTTGCGACTGCGTTTTTTAATTTCGTCTGTATCGATGGAGTCAAGCGCCGGAATGCGCGGAAGAGAAATTCGTCTTTCTTGGTGCCGGGGTGGATGTGTCCGCTCGAAAAAAACGATTTTCCACCAGAAACCCAGTGCAATGCTTTTCCGCTTTTTGGTGCGATCGGGTGTTTTTTTGTCCCCGTATGCAGATACCCGATGTAATCACACCCGCCCCGCTCCAGGCGTACCTCTCCAGACAACCCAGACGGGAAAACTTCCTCCATGATGTGTGCTTCAGCATTACCGGATTGATTTTTAAATCGATGCGTGCGTTTTGCAAGCCTTGCAACATCACGGAGCGAAATACCGATGGCAGAACCTACGTCGAGCGTGACCTGTTGCGGCACCTTTTTTAATGCGGCGTCGAACGCTTTGTGGTCAATGTCAAGTATGATCTGCATCGGTGTTTCCCCGTTACCCGAGCCAAGAACGGAGCGGGGATATCAACCCGCTCCGCCTCGACTGTGGATATTAACCGAGCAGGGTTGCGATGCCTTCGGGCTGAATTACCTTGAGTCCTCCGACCAGATTCATACGGTATGTGGTCATACCGTCGCCTGCAATTTCGCAGAACATCACGGACAGGCCGGTAACACGATCGGTAACCATCCGTGTGGACATCAGCGGAGTCGCATCGATGAACGGTGCGCGGAGAACCATTTTGAGCGCTGATTTATGGATAGCGATATTCGGGGTGTAGTTCCCGCCGATGGTCATTTCCACGGTATCCGCAAGGGTCTTGCGCAGACCGGGAGCATTCAGAACCACGTTTCCTACAGCAGCACCAGTGATGGTGTTGCTCGGGGAAACATAGATATTCGCATCGCCTGCCCATGTCACGCAATCACCGGCAAGCATCGTTCCAGAGTCAGATCCGTTCGACACGATGGTCTTGTCGCCGATGAAATACCCTGCGCCGTTGTTGACATCGATACCCGTCGCGGTGCCTTTGGTATGCAGACCAAACTGCGCCGATTCCTTGATCGACATACCGTACAGAGTTGCAAAACGACCGGCGCGAAGCAGTTCCTCGGCAGGAGATCCGGCAGGCTGATTGTTGATAGTGATCAACTTTTTCAGCTTGTTCGAAGCGGCGCTGTTGAGAACCAGAGACAACAGACCGTCGCTCACTGAAAAGCCGTTATCAATAAGAATCTGCTGAACATCAGCGATTGCATCGATGGTCGTTGCGAAGGGGGTTGTGCCGGCGGTTCCGGTTGCCCTTGATGCTCCGTTTTTCGCAGCAACACAAAGCAGGTTTTCGAAGAAATTGAACAGAGTCCGATACCCGTGTTCAACCTTCTGGCGCATGAACTCCATTGCGTTGTCCCCGCCGTTTCGCAGGCTCTGGGTTTCCTCGCCGGTCAGGTGCCACGAAACCTCTTTGCTGTAATCCATCGAAAGATCGACGGTTGCGGGTGTCGTGTTGCTTCCTACGGTTGTGGTCATGGCCGGGGTATAGTCACCGATTGCAGAACCGGCAATCAGCGGAACTTTTACAGTGTCACCCTTGGAGACCTGCTTCGCATCCCATGTGGTATCCACCGATCCGAGCATGCCGGTAATTTCACGCGGAACAGTCGCGGCAGCTTTGTAAAGGACGGGGAGCAGTGCGGTCATTGTGTTGGCCATGATTCAACCCTTTCGTTATTCTGTTACGGTTCCCCCGTCTGCAAAGTGTTCGCCCTGCTGACGGGGAGTTAATTTGTCAAAATCTGAAAGCGCCATCGCTTTTTTTCCACCTTCTGAACCACCCGGAGAGGACCCCGAGCCACCCTTCTGGGTCGAGATCGCTATATCTGGACGTGATTTGATGTACCCGTCAATCCCCTTGACTGAATCGATTTCTCCCGAATCATCTTTCCACACAACCGTTTTGCCATCTGACCCATACGACACCTTGCCTGTTTGAACAAGGAAAAACGCCTCCGCTTCGTGAGAGTAAACCTTACCTTTCAGCGCGCCGATTGTTTTTTCAAGAAGGTTTGTTTTTTTAACCTCCTCTTTTTCTTTTCTTTCCTCGGCCAACTGTTCAAGCGCAAGTTTCATTTCTCTTTGTGTTTTTTTTAGTTCCGCCTGATCAGCAGTAACCTTGCCTTTTGTTGCGGTAAATCCTGATTTCAGTTGGTCTGAGACATCATCGGCGTTGGCGTCAAAACCCAATTCTTCCAAAGTGACAGCAATCTGGTCAAATTTCTTTTTTGTACCGATCAACCGTTCTTTATCAGAATTTGCTTTCCTGTGCAACTCGATACCCTTGTTTTTTTCGGCTTCGATTGCGCTGTGGATCGCGGCTTTTCCGTCGTCGTCAAGTGCTGCGAGTACATCTTCAAGTGTTTTCATAGAGCGTACCTCATGGGTTGTGTGAAGGTGAATTGTGGCTCAAGGCCGGGGTATCTATTTCCCCTCAAGGGGGAGTTTCTGATTCAAAGTATCAAGAAGGCTCTGAACTTCTCTTGCCGCACCCGTCGCCATATCTGCACGGCGTTGGTGTGTGGCAAATTCGTCATTCAGTTCATTCAATCGTTTTTCGAGCAATTCTTTCATAAGAATTAAGCCGCTGCATACAACGGAATTTTCATCAGCGTGTCGTTGTAATAAACGAGCAAGCATTTATTCGCGTCAATCGCTCCGTATGTGGTGCCGGTTGCGCCGGTATCGCTTTCCAGATGCATCAGCGCATCGAACGTGCCGGCCTGAGGGGTGCGAACGTCAAGGACAACCGCCTTGCCGGTATGTGTACCGCTCAAATCATCGTACCCTGCAGCGAATGATGCCACATAGGAATTTACGGCAATCGTGCAGCCGCTTGTAACATCCAGACGACCACGAACACCGCAGGCGATTGCGTCCCCTGTTGCGGCAATGGTCGAACGGTCAGATACTTCAAGATATCCGGTGATTCCGGCCTTGTTTGCCCCGGCGATTGATGCGCCGTTGGCGACTTTGAGTTGACCGAGAGTTCCAGACACCGACACATTCGCGGTGATCGAGGCGGTAAGCAGCATCCGGTTTCTTGCTGAACGATAATCCCCAGCAGCAAGGGCGACACCTGCATCATCAGAACAAACGTCAAGGGTTTTGGTTCGGCTTGCATTTATCGGCTGCCCGACGCCGGCAGACAATGAGGAAAAACCACCGATCTGGACATCTGTCCCGATTTCGTTATTGGTGCTGTCCCACGCGGTTCCCTTAAAATGTACTGCCATTTTACTTCTCTCCCTGTTCGGGTAGTAAAGGTTTACGGTTTTTCGTTCCGTAGTTTGTTCGTACGATTAAATAATAAACTGTGAAAAATAAATAATCAAGGAGGATTTGAGACATTTATTTTTTTCCCGTCAACACCGACACCGGTATCGTGATGGTAATCGGTTTCTGACCGTTCCAGTTTCTTAAATTCTGCTGCCATGTGCGCGGATCGTCTCGGAACTCTTTTTCGCCGGCCACGCCCAGGAGTTTCTTTAATGTCGATTCCGGTTTCTTCGCAAGAAACGATTCCATCGCGGCAGAATCGAAATCATCAGCTGTTGGCCGGTCGGTTTCGCCCTTGTAAATCTTTTCTAGATTACACATACAATGCGGGTGGGCGGGGTATTCGGGCCCGTAGCCAATCGGGTACACTCCCGGCCCCGCGCCATATAGATTCGCGTTCGCGTGTACATCGCAGATGTCCCGCTCGACGTGCGACGATGATAACCGCCATTTCCAAGCCACGGCGAAACGGTCACTATCAATCGAGGAAAAAAATGATTGCCCGTATGCGCGGGATATTTCCGTCCGTGCGATTCGTTCCGCGTTGTATCGCTGCTTGAAATACGCGGAGTATTTTAGTGCCTTCTCTGCAGCCTCTGCGCTGGATTTTTCTGTCAGGTCAACGATATTCTGATATGCCCGTTTCAGTTTCGACGTGTCGGTTTTTGACAGGGTGTTGATGCGCTTCTGAACCACCGCCACGGCTCGTTTGTACTCAATCAGGATCGACGGATCATCGGCAGTAACAGCGGCCTTCCGTGCGAGGCGGTACAGCTCGTTGATGTCCTTGGCAACGTCTTTGGCCTGCAGGTTTTTATCACCGAGGCGCTTTGCAGCGGTCTTCCATGACTCCCCGATCTGCAACGACTGCCGGATCGTTCGGGTGATTTCCTGCTGTGATCCCATCGCGTTTGTTACGGTTGAGAATTTAACTCCCTGCGTGCTGAAAGCCTTTTCCGACCACCACCGTTTAATCACCGGCACCGATGCTGTCACCGATACACCCGCGACACCCGCGCCGGTTTTAACCGCGCCGGTGATGGCCTGCAGCAGGGTATCCCGTAATTTATCATCAACCGCGAATTTATCGAACACTTCGCGGATTACGTTTTCAACGTCCTGCCGAGTGCGCAGTTTCGTAATTATCGCCCGAACGATCTGATCCATAAGATCAGTATACTGACCAGAAAACGCATTTACGTATTTCTGCACATCGGCGGCCATTATTCAGCGGCTCCCGCTTCGTCAGTGTCCACGCCATCAGCCCCGCCCGCCGATCCTGCAGAGGCAGCGGCATCAGCGGCCGCTTTAGCGTCGATCTGGCTCTGCTGCCGTGCCTGTAGTGAGAAATCCAGAGCGTCAATAATTTCTTCAAGCCGCTCCGGTTCCCCGTGGAATTTATGACTGATCAAATCACGCCAGATCGCCTCCGCGATTTCCTGCGGCGGCATTTCCCGAATGATTTCCAGATCGGCTTTGATCGCGTCGCTGTGATACGTCGGTTGATAATCGGTGTTGTATTTCGTTTCGACGGTGATTTCACGCCCGACGTACTCCCCGAATAAACACGCTATTTCCTCTTCTAACTCAACAGCACACGCAGCTGTCTGTTTTAAAACCATTTCCTCGGCGCGGAAATCCCATTCCTTCGCCACGCCAGATTCGGTTTTAACTCCGATAACACCAGCCTGATGCGCCATGCGGTAAATGTCGTCAACCAGGGCGGCCGAGTTATTCACCAGATTGACAAGGTGTTCACCTGGAGGGCTTGCGAATCCGGGCGGGATCTGCGCGGCCGGTCCGAGGTTGATAAA